TTCTTTTGGTGATTGTTAATTATTCAAATTTTTACCTTACCCATATACATAATAAAAGGATGAGACGGTAAACCCTACTAATCTTTTTTTGAGAGTTGTGTTATAAATAAGTATGGATGCCTTCGGGGTCCACACAACCTAATCTCGCTTTAAAAGGAGAAGTAAATGACTAACCTAACAAGGTATAATGCTGCCGACCTGGACAAATTCATGGACAGGATCACACGCACTAGTATTGGAATGGACGACTACTTTGACCGACTCTTTAGTATCCAAGAAACATCAAACTATCCTCCATACAATCTAATTCAACTAAGTAATACAGAATCACAGTTGGAATTGGCATTGGCAGGATTCAAATCAGAAGAAGTTAATGTCTACACAGAACAAGGAAAACTTATCGTTGAAGGACAACGAGAAGAAACAGAAACAGAAAAAACATTTGTCCACAGAGGAGTGGCTGCAAGATCTTTCTCCAGATCTTGGACTCTCAGTGATGAGACGGAAGTTAGATCAGTTGAGTTTGAGAATGGGTTGTTGACTGTCATTCTAGGAAGAGTTATTCCAGAACATCATCAACGTAAGAATTGGTTCTAAATAGTAAGGAATATCGTCGCTGCGGGGACCCACTGGCACAAACCAGTGGACACCCCCATTTTTTTATGGTATAATTTTAAAGAGGTTTTATATAAAAATGAGTATTAAACTATTACTACTGAAGTCTGGTGAAGATGTTATCGCCGACGTAAAAGAAATGTGTGTGGGTGATCAAGAAAAACCAACTGTTGTCGGTTACTTTCTCAGGTACCCGTGTCGTGTAAAACTAGTTGGACAAGAAACTGGTCATGATGGAGATAAAAAACATCCATTCAGAATGCAACTTACTCCATGGATGCCCCTAAGTAAGGATGAGATGATTCCTGTTGTAGCAGATTGGGTTGTCACAGCAACTGAACCAATTGATGAACTAAAAGAAGCTTATGAAAAAGGAGTAAAGAAAAATGAAGATAGAGAATCTCAAATTACTGTCGTTGATGGATCAGAGACTAGTTCTGACTCAGATTGAAGAGGTTTCAGCAGACCTGGGTGAACCAGACTGTAAACTGATAGAACCTTTTATTCTTAATTCTAGTACAATGACATTGTCTCCATGGTTTGTGGACCTCACAAATCAGAATGAGTTTATGATTCACTCTGAAAAGATATTGACAATCATGGAACCTAACGGTAAACTAAAAGGGATGTATGAAGAACTGCTCAAGGAATGAATTTCTACACAAACATACAGATGATTGGAAATCAGTTCCTTGTTCGTGGTTATGAAAATGGTAAGAGAGTCCAATATCGTGATGACAATTATCGTCCAACTCTGTATGTTAAATCTAAGGTAGATACAAAATATAAAACATTGGAAGGTGAATGTGTAGAACCTATTCAACCTGGAACAGTAAGAGATTGTAGAGACTTTTTTAAGAAGTATGAGGAGATTGAGAACTTCAAGATCTATGGAAATGAGAGGTATATTTACCAATATATCTCTGACAAATATCCTCAGAATGAGATCAAGTTTGATATCAAGAAGATGAAACTTGTGACTATTGATATTGAGGTTGCATCAGAAGAAGGATTTCCTGATCCTGAACATTGTTCTGAGGAGATGTTGACAATCTCTATTCAGGATTATACAACCAAGAAAATTACAACCTGGGGTAGAAAACCATATACTCCTAGTCAAGATAATGTTGTTTATCATTATTATCCTGAAGAGAGGGACATGCTCCTTGCATTCATCGATTGGTGGATGGCGGATTATCCTGATGTTGTGACTGGTTGGAATACCCGTCTGTATGACATCCCATATATTTGTGGAAGGGTTGATAAGGTTCTGGGTGAAAGAGCCCTTAGGAACTTGTCTCCATGGGGTCTCGCGACTAAGAAGGAGACCTGGATCAATGGTCGTATGTTTTATATCTATGATATTGGTGGTATCACAGACCTGGACTATCTGGAACTGTATAAGAAGTTTACCTATGTGAATCGTGAGTCATATCGATTGGACTTCATTGCAGAAGTTGAACTGGGACAGAAGAAACTGGATCATAGTGAGTTTGATACCTTTAAAGATTTCTATACAGGTAACTGGAAAAAGTTCGTTGATTATAATATCGTTGACGTAGAACTTGTTGACCGTATGGAAGACAAGATGAAACTGATTGAACTTGTTATTACCATGGCATATGATGGTAAGGTGAATTTTGGTGATCCAATGTTTCAAGTTCGTCTTTGGGATTCTATCATCTATAACTATTTGAAGAAGAGGAATATTGTTATTCCTCCTAAGACACAGACCGATAAGAGTGATAAGTTTGCTGGTGCCTATGTGAAGGAACCTACACCTGGTGTTTATAATTGGGTTGTGAGTTTTGATTTGAATTCGCTTTATCCGCATTTAATTATGCAATACAATATCTCACCTGAAACTCTTCAGGAGGAGAAACATCCATCAGTCACCATTCAAAAGATTCTTGATGAGAAGATTGAGTTTGATTCGTATAGTGACTATGCGGTTTGTGCCAATGGTGCAATGTATCGTAAGGATGTGAAGGGTTTTCTGCCTGAACTGATGGAGAAGATGTATGAGGAACGTAAGGCATTCAAGAATGAGATGTTGAAGTCTAAACAGAAATTGGTTGATATTGAGTCCAAACTTAAGATCAATAAAGATCCAGTTCTTCGTAGACAGAGAACACAAACAATCAAAGATATTGCCAAGTTTAATAACTTTCAGATGGTGAGAAAGATTTGTTTGAACTCTGCCTACGGTGCAATTGGTAATGCATACTTCAGGTACTTTAAACTTGCTAATGCAGAAGCGATTACTATGTCTGGTCAGACATCTATTCGTTGGATTGAAAATCATATGAATGGATACCTAAATAAACTACTCTCTACAGAAGATGTGGATTATGTCATTGCATCTGACACCGATTCAATCTATCTTAATTTTGGACCTATTGTTGATAAATTTTTTGGTGATAAGGTTAGTGATACGAGTAAAGTTGTTTCGATCATTGACAAGGTCTGTCAAGAGAAATTGGAACCGTTCATCGAATCCTCTTATCAAAATCTTGCGACGTATGTGAACGCATATGATCAGAAGATGCAGATGAAACGAGAGAATATTGCTGATCGTGGAATTTGGACTGCAAAGAAGAGATATATTCTTAATGTGTGGGATAGTGAGGGAGTTAGGTATGAAGATCCTAAACTTAAGATCATGGGTATTGAAGCAGTCAAATCATCAACTCCGGCTCCTTGTAGAAGTATGATTAAGGATGCTCTTAAATTAATGATGAGTGGAACAGAAGATGAGGTGATTGAATATATTGATCAATGTAGAAGTGACTTTAAGAAACTTCCTATTGAAGATATTTCTTTTCCCCGATCTGTTTCTGACGCTCAAAAGTATAAGGCACATGCAACGATCTATTCAAAGGGAACTCCCATTCATTGTCGTGGCGCCTTACTGTTCAACCACTACATAAAAGAAAAGAAGTTGACAAACAAGTATTCTCTTATTAATAATGGAGAAAAAATTAAATTTTGTTATCTTAAAAAACCAAATATTATTCATGAAAATGTAATCTCATTTATTTCTGATTTCCCACATGAACTTGGTCTTGACAAGTATATTGATTATGACTTACAATTCAATAAAGCTTTCTTGGATCCTTTAAAGGTTATTCTTGATGCTATTGGTTGGAGTGTAGAAAAAACAGTAAACCTAGATTCTTTCTTTGGATAATGTACAAAGTATGGTATTGTTCCATTAAACCTCCGATGATTTTATTTTCTCTTGAAGAGGTTCAAACTCTATCAAGAATGATTCACATAGTGAGTGGATCAACTCCTTATTGGAAAAAATTTACTAGTATAGATGATTAAACATGGACTTCTTAAGTGATATTGTAAAAGAGATTGGGGATGAATATACGAAATTGGCGTCAGAAATTGATGAGGTCGAACAATACGTTGATACAGGAAGTTATATCTTTAATGGGTTGTGTTCAGGCAGTATATATGGTGGTGTGTCTTCTAATAAGATCACTGCCATTGCTGGAGAAAGCAGCACTGGAAAAACTTTCTTCTCTCTCGCCGTGGTTAAGAACTTTCTTGATACTAACCCCGATGCTTATGTTCTCTACTTTGATACTGAAGCTAGTATCACAAAGTCCCTCTTAGATAGTCGCAATATTGATACTACTAGATTTGTTGTAATTAATGTAGTAACTATTGAAGAGTTTAGACAGAAGGCTCTTAAGGCAGTCGATAAATATATGAAAATGCCTATAGAGGATCG